TCACTTCGTAGGGGCGACGATTTTGCCCCGCCTCAGGTAGTGTCGGCGAGTCGTCTGGACATTTTCGTGCCCTAGTAAATTGCTCGCTGCCTGGTCGCCCAGGTCGTCCGCCGTGTCATCGGCCGCCTTCGCGCGCAGGTCGTAGAACCACATCTGTTTGATCTCTTCCGCCAGGTCTGGCACGGCAACGGCCGCCGCCGTTCGCGCCTTGTCGAACTGCGCGCGTAGTGCAGGCGCCGTCAGTCGCTTCCCACTTAGATTGACCAGTAGTGCGGCAGTTTTTACCTTGTACCCTGCCTTGCGAGCTGCGATGCGATCGAGTAGCGTGGACAGCTGTCCGATGATCTTGATGCGCAGCGGCTGTTTCGTTTTCTCCTGGGTCACGATTAAGTGTCCATCAATGATGTCATGCTCGGTCATCTTGAGGGCATCTGCAGGTCGCTGGCCGGTGAGATACGCAAGATCCATGGCATCGCGGAGGGGGACGCTCGCGCTTGCCCATACTGCTTCGAAGATAGCATCGGTGATGTAGACCGTGCGCTTTCCAAGCGAGTGCCCTTGAATCCCTTCGCACGGATTCGGCAGATCGGTATAGCCCCACCCCCTGGCCTTGTTCCACATGACCGAAAAGACACGCTTGCATCGGTTTGCGGTGGTCGGCGTATCTGCGTGATCATCAAGAAAGTGGCGAATGTTTACTGGCCTGATCTGGCTTAGCGGCGCGTCGTTGAATGCTGCAAGCAAGTGCTTGATGTCCGATCGCCACATCTTTGCCGAGCTGGCCGCCAGCTTCGGCAGCGCATCGACCAAATAGCGTTTGTATACGTCAGTGAACGTCGCACCGGCCCCTGCATCCACTACGACATTCAGCTCGGCATATTTCTTCAACGCTAGTATGAAATCGTCGCCGAGGGCTATTTCTATCCGCTTGCGGGCGTCGTCCTTCTTGTACATATAGTAGTAAGTCTTGCCGCTGCGCTGCGTCCGTGGATGCATGTGCGGCGGCATGTTCAAATTACGCGTGTTTTTTCTTCCCATCATTCCGCCTTGGCATTATCCATGCCTTCTCGCGCGGTTCCTCTTTACGCCCTTCGACTGCGGCGATAGTGACGACCGGCTCTCCAATTGCGTTAATCCAAAACGGCAGGCCCATCGTTCGCAGCGCTTCGATCTGCTTCGTCTTCCTTCTGCGTCCAGTCAATTTGATAACCGCGTCAGTTGTCAGAAACGTATCCATTATGCGCTGTCCTTCCCGAAGATCAATTCGGCGGCGGTCTGACCGGTGGGGGCTCCCCTCTGTTTGCGCCGCTTGAGCAGCTGCGCTGCGCCAATAAACCCACCACCTGTCAGAAGCAATGAGCCAATCAGTCCACTTGGCCCAACGAGCGCCCCGATCACGGCAAATGCCATACCACCTAGCGTGCCTGCCACTATTCCGAGTCCGATTGCATGTAGGCGTGCATGCGTCATGGTTGTGCTCCTGGGGATGCCTTCGGTGCGCCTGCAAGGGTGGCGCGCAGCTCAGCAATCTCGGCCACCATCGCGCGCTCGACGTCTGTCGGCGCATGCAGTGGCCAGTCGGCAGGTTTGCCCATTCGCTCACGCCACGCGCGCACCGTCGACTGGCCTGCAGCCAGCGTCCGCAGGAGGTTGCCCATATGGCGCACCAGCGCGCTACGGTACTGGCCCATATCCTGGAACGAGGCGGCGTAGCCGTCATTCGCGATCAAGCCGTGCAGCTCACCGAGGCTTTCGATCTCGTTCCAGTCGAGGCGCTCGCGAGCGCACCGGCGGCGGCGCCGTTCATTCGTGCTTTCGATCATACGATCCCTTCCAATTCAATTTTCAGTTCAGCCGGCGCGGCCGGTGCCGGCTCGCGCACGTTCATTGGCCGCATGCTGCCAGTGCGCAGGTTCACGAAGGCGCCGTGCCACGTCAGGCGGCCGTGCCGGAAAAACTCCCACAGGATCGACAGCGCCGGCGTCACGATCGACTGGTTCACGAAGAGCTCCTGCCGCTCGAGCGCTTCGGCCAGGCCACAGCTCGGCGTGTCGTCTTCCGGCGCGGCCAGGTCGACCAGCTCAGGCAGCACCTCGTACGGGCTGGGCAGGGCCACGCTACCTGCCGGTAGCTCACGGTTCGTATTGAACTCGCCGAACAGCACCTGGCCATCCGCCGCGCGGTTTCCCAAGTCCATCAGATACCTCACGTTCCGCTCTTCCAAGAGGCGCGCTATCTCGTTCCGGGCCCGGGCACTGTCGACGCATGCAATTGCGATGTCGTACATGTGGGCGCGCGCATCGAACCGGCCGAACACTGCGTCCCATCGCAGGCCGAAGAACCCATTGATGCGGTTCACCAGTACGTGCGCCTTGCTGGCGCCGACGTCGAAGCTGCCAAACAGCTGGCGGCCCATGTTGGCCTCGCTGACGGTATCCGGGTCGTAGACGCGCACATCCAGGCCCGGGTGCCCCAAGGCCATGAGCGCATGGTTCAGTCTGGCCAGGCCAGTGAGCATCTGCGAGCCGTTTCCGCCGCAGCCGATGAGGGCAATGCGCGGCGCGCGGCTCAGCATGTAGGGTGGCGTGATGTGCGGCATGCGATTACCCAAACACTTTCTCGGCCGGCACCGGGATCGGGATATACAGTCCCAGCACGCACAAGCGGAACGCGCACGTCGGCTTGTCGCTGTCGAGGTTGCCGAAGACCGCCGAAATCTTCACGGCCCCGCGGTCGTCCGCATCGTCCGTGTCGCTGAAAAACGCGCCGGCGTGGCCATGGCTGTGAATGTCCAGAGCCAGGCTTTCATCGGGCCCGACTTCGACCTGCGCATACTGGATCGTGCTCGCGCTGGCTTCGCCAATGATCTCTGGGTACGCGATGCGCCAGGTACGCTCGCGGTGATTCCACAGCAGGCTGGCGGCCGCCTCGATCGGCGCGTCGGCGCGCGCCTTCGTCGCGAATTCCTTCATCTGCGACAGCGCACTCCCGATCGACTTGAAATCGAGTAGGCATGTCTTTTCCACCTCACCGTACGGGATCGCGACGGCCGTCTGCTCGGCCAGCCTGTGGATAAAGTGCAGCCATGGCCGGCGCACCTCGAGGTGCAGCCCGTCGGCGGCCAGCAGGAAACGGTGGCCACTTTCCTGCAGCGGGTGGAACGGCGCGTGGCGTGGCACGGCGGCCACCGGCGCAGCCGCGAGCAGTGCCATGTCAAGCTGCAGCAGGTCGGCCGGCGCCGCGGCTTCGTCAACAGCCAGCGGCAGGGGGCGCTGCTCGCGCAACACGGTTTCAGCGGTTGCCAGGAACGTGTCGAACGACGATCGGGTGATGTTGAGCAGTTCGTCGAACTGGCTGGTGAATTCTGTCTTGTTCATGATGTCCTCTTTCGATCAGTTATTGGTAGGGTGGCCGGCGATGCGTTCGATCGCGGCTTGCAGCGTTTCCTTCGAGTCGACGAGCGCACGGCGCATCGACTCCGGGTCAGGGCTGGCCAGCTGGTCTTGCCACAGCTGCTGCATGCCGCCCTTGTACTTGACCGCGTCGCTGCGGTTCGGATGCGTAAAGTGGCTACGGAAGAAAGCAGCTTCGTACCGGTCGATCACCTCGGCGCCAAGCGCCGGCGGCAGGTCGACATTGCCGGTGCAGATCCGGCCGCCTTTCCATACGTTGAAGTGCGGCGAGTGGAAGAGGCGGGTGGTAGGCGCTGGGCGCGCGCTGTCGTACAGCGCGAAGACGAACCAGTCGTCCGGCGTGGCCACGAACACCAGGGCAGGGTGTGCCGCCGGCCCATGCGCATCGACGGATCCACTGCCTGCCTTCTTGAACCAGGTGGCACGCACCTGCGCGGGAGCCCACCATGCCAATACGTTTGGCGAGGTGTAGAGCAGGTTCTCGGGCAGGAACCCGGCAAATGCAGTCGCTTTGGCCACCGCGCCAGCGAACTTCGCCAGCGCTGCCTTCGACAGCGGGACGCCGGCGCCGATCACGTTGCGACCTTGGTCCATGTCCCGGACCACCTGGTGCGAAGTCGCATAGATGTCGCCGCGCCCGGACTCGTACATCAGCACGGCGCTGGACAGTCGCAGGGTCGTCTCGTTGGTGCCGACGATATCCACAGGAATAAGGCTCACAATTTCTCTCCAATCAGCAGAATCAGTTTCTCGGTCAGCACCGCAACCTGCAGCGCCTGCTCGGTCTTGATCTGGAATTCTTTGATGCCGTCGGCGGTCATCGTTACCGGATTGGTGTCGATGTATTCGCAGTACTCGCCGCTGTTGCCGAGATCGTTCAGATAGTCATCGATCACCTGGCCGACCACTCCGTTGTCCTTCCAGAGCAGCACCACAGCAGCGTCAACCGTGTCGCGGCTGCATCGATAGGTACCCTTGTCTTCAGGTCGCAAAATGAAACTAGGGCGGGCTACCAGCGAGTGCAGCTCGTCGCACGCGGCGATTACCTGTTGTTCGAACTTGCCGGTACCGGCAGCGCAGATAGCGGCCCTCGAGACAACCTGCTGCGGCGCACCGGCCCAACGGGGCAATTCGGCGAAAAAGATTGCTCTGGTCAGGACGTCGCCTTCATTGACCGCTTCCACCGGCATGTCGTTGTTGCTGGCATAGTTCGCGATGAGCTCATCATCGTTTTCGGAGTCTTCCCAGTGCATCCACTCAGCCAACCCCAACGCCATCCATGGAGTGAATGAGTCGGGCAGTAGCTGCAGCGCCTCGCGCAGCACCGCCAGCACGGTTTGCCCGAATCCTTCGAGCACGCATTCCAGGCGCTCAATGCCGCGGCCGATAGCGAAGCGTGGGATGGTGTCGCCGACTCGACTGAAGCAGAACCAGGCAGTCGTGTCCGGCTCATAATTGCCATGTGTTTCGAGCTGCATAACTTCCAGGTGCCACCTGAAGAACTTGCATGAGTTCGCGCGGATCAGGCGAGTCCACCAGTGGGCCAGCGCGCGTTCGCACAGCTGCTTCTCGGTCTCGCCAAACACCTCGGTCAGCAGCGCATTGCGCGGCGCGCGCAGCATCGCGTCGCTGATCACTCCTGCCTCAAGCAGGGCGATGGTCAGCGGGATCGTCATCGCGTCGACGCCGGGAACCGTGTAACTCATGGGAACATCGGCGCCGAACTGGGGCAGAGCCAGGACCGAGGCGGGAATTATCGCGCTCATGGCAGCACCGCGTGATTCACGGAAGGCGCCAGACAGCGTGTTCCGGCGGCGCGCACGCCCTCGGCGACGATGCGCGAGATCTGGCGAGCAAGCGGCATGTCGGCCTGTTCCTCGGTCAGGATATTCGCCGGGCGCGCGCCGCAGGACAGGCGTCCGCCGGCGCGCAGGCGCTCCAGGGCAGCTTCGCGCTTCATGATCAGCCTTTCGTGCCGACGGCGCGGCGGAACGTGTAGACCACTTTAGCGCCGACCTGCTTCGGGCCTTCGATATCGGCGCTGGTGATTTCCGGGTAGACGTTGGCGTAGAAGTCGCGCACCTGGGGCAGGCTCAGGGTCTGGCTTGGGTCAGCGAGAGCGACCCCGTTATAGTTGAATTCGCGTTGAAGGTTCTGGATGTCCATGGGTGCTCCGTTAGAACAGGTCGAGGGTGAGGTCGGCAGCGGTCAGTTCGACCGCAGCGGTCGCCGGTGCCGGCGCGGCCGGCGCTTCGTCAGCTGCTGGCGCGGCAGTGTCGACCTGGTCGGTGCCGGCACCTGCTTCTTCGTCGCCTGCGACGCCAGCCTGGCCACCTGGTGCCCCGTCATCGGCGCCAGGCGCTGCAGCCTGGCCGCTTGGGTCTGCGTCATCGGCGCCCGTCGGCTTGTCACTCTTCGCCTTACGGCCCGCCTTTGGCTTCTCCTTTGGCGCGGGCAACTTCGGCGCTTCCGCGCTCGTTGGCGCAGCGGCAGCGCCGCCGGCCGCGTCCTGCGCCTGCTGCACCAGGGTGCGCTTCGGCGCCTGCCAGGTACCCAGCGCGGTGATGAAGTCGGCGTCGAACTCGGCCGGTGTGGCAACCAGTGACAGCGGCTGTGGAATGCCGGCCTTGGCCTTGCTGTCGAGCGGCATCGGCGTCACATTGACGCGCAGCTGGTCGGCGCCCTCGGGGGCTATGGTGATCATCAGCGTCGCCTGTTTTGCGAGCGCATGCAGAGAAGTGAACATTGGCGTTTCCTCATGGTAGTGCCCGGTTGGGCGGGTTAATCGTTGTCGTTGGCTTGCAGCTTTTTCACGTCGACCTGGCTGCGCCGCTTCATGTGCCGACGCGCCAGTGTGTTCAGCACCAGTTCAAAGGCGGGGTGCTGCAGCAGTTCATCAAGCGGGGTGGGCGTGCGCAGAATCCGGTGGGCGACCTCCAGCGCGGCCCTGTCCGGTTGGTCCTGCAGCTGGCGCGCCGCGGCCATCAGCGCACTCCGGCCACGACGGTGACGCCGCACGGAAGATCGCCCAGCAGTTCAATCGTCAGCTCGGCCGCTTCGGCGCTGGAACGGGCCAACGCACTGAAGGTGATGCATACGGTTGATGTACGGGCAGTGATAAGGAATGACTTCATGCTGGTCTCCAGTCGGCCACTTAGCGGGTGCTGAGTTCGGTCGCGACTCGGATATTAAACACCATGTTTATTCAAGAAGTCAACACTATGTTTAATATCTGCTTGAAGATGTGCGTATCGGTTTACTTGGGACAGCCGGGTGGAGCTACGGACGAAAAATGGCCTGCGTGCGCGTCCTGGTGGCCAGCGCCAAGTAACGTGCAAACTGCGTCAAACTGGGCTCAGACCCGCATGGATGCTATGTTCTACGGTAGCGCCAGACTGTCGATCTAGATCAGAGTCTGCGCATGGAGGCTTACCTCAGTAAAGTGAGTGCGTCAGTGACACACGTTCCGTGGTCTATCCAATTTCGATCAGCTCAGCGACACAATGCAAGCATTAGCAAAGCTATTTATGCTTGCACATGGCAGTTGGAGCGTGCTAGGATGCAAGCACATAAACTAATCGGGATGCTTGCATGGTGACCAGGAAGAAGGACCAATCGAAAGCCGCTGGCGGGATTGCCCGTGCTAACTCATTATCGCCGGTCGCGAAATCAGCAATCGCTAAAAAGGCTGCGGCTGCACGCTGGGGGACTAGGCCGGCACAAACGATTCACAAAGGGAACTTTAGGGAAGAGTTTGGTATCGATGTCGAGTGCTACGTGTTGCAGGATCAAAAAAAGACGGCTGTAATCAGCCAAATCGGAATGGGTACGGTGCTCGGGTTATCTAGCCGCAGTAGCTCCTTCCCGCGATTCCTATCTACAAAGGGAATGTCCAAGCATATTGGTGCGGAGCTCAAAGAAAAGTTAGAAAAACCCCTAATTTTTCAGTGGGCAAAAGCTGGCGCAGGACAGCAACCTTCAACAGTCATTTATGGATTTGACGCTACAATTCTGATTGACGTCTGTCAAGCTATTATGCGAGCCGAAGGTGACTTGACGGAACGACAACTTGGCGTTGTAAAGCAGGCCCGTATTATTTTGGGAGCATCTGCTAAAGCAGGTATTGAAGGGCTTGTATACGCTCTCGCTGGTTACGACCGCACCAAAGAAGAAGTTATTGCAGCGTACAAACTTTATGTTGCAGAAGAAGCTAGGGAATACGAAAAAGAGTTCTCACCAGATTTATACGAACAGTGGTACAGGCTATATGGCTTGACCAAGCCAGAACGTGGCCGTCCGTGGGAATTCCGTTATCTTACGATTGACCATATCTATAAGCCTCTTGCGCGAAGCAATGGTAAGGTGTTTAGCTTGGCGAAATCGAGCAAGCAAGCAAATGGTGAAAAAGGCGACAAAATCCATCAATTTTTGTCGGAGATTGGGGTAAAAGCATTACGTACGCAGGTGGGTAAGATCACCGGTATCGCAATGGTCTCAGAATCAAGGGAGGAGTATGAAAAATATATTGCAGAGAAGGTATATGGACAAAAAAGCCTGCCCTTTGACGGCGCCTGAATAAAATCTATTCCAATCCCCCGCCACAGCGGGGGTTATTTTTTATCTTGACCGCGCGGAATTCCGGCAAAACCTCTCGCGATCCAGCCGATAGTCCAAGAAACCATCCAAAGCCCAACTAGGGTGACAACGACTTGCGAGCCAAACCCCTTGGATTTTTCAATCCGTTCTGAAGCGACTATCCCTTCCAGGCGAGCTAATTCAGGTTTCTCGAGACGTACTCCTCTAGAATCCTCGTCACCGCAAAGAGTAAGCATGACTTCCGCACGGGAAATCCCTGCATTTACTCTGTACCCGGCCGGGCTTGGGCAAGTGCTTACAGGTACAGCATTGCCTGACGACACTACTTGATATAATCCTGCTTCAATATATGGCTCATGCTGCCATGCTACCCATATCGTGAAAACGATAGTTAGCGCAGTTATCGCATATAAAGCACGTCGACTTCCTTCAAATATATTCATGACGGTTTAGATGTGTGTGCTTTCTTTGCGGATAACTTTTCCGATCACAATACACTCAGCACCTTTGCATAATTGCCGGTGATATTTGCGCTGATCGGAATTATCGGAAGTTAGCCACCACTGGCCGGCATCGCGCAGCATACGCTTTACAACAGCCTCGCCTTCATAATTCACGACGTAAACTGACCCAGATACAAGCGTCTTATCGGCTGTATTAACTACAATGGTATCCCCGTCGTGCATACCAGGCTCCATACTGTCTCCGCGCACAACAATCGCCAGCAGTGAGTCCCGACGCAACCCTTCGCGCAGAACCCATTTCGTTGGCACACCCTGCGTTTCGCCATCGTGATATTCCGGGTCTACCTGAAAGCCTGTTATCCCGGCCTGGACGCGCAGTCGAACCTTCTTGATCTGCGTCATAGTCGAATCGTCTGGGCCTGAGGCGTGCACTAGTCGTGCGCCCGGCACGAGTGCGATTGCCTCAGCCGCAGTGGTGCTGTGCGCGGGGTCGTGTGTCATAGGGCCAGCGCCCGACTCAAGCCATGTTGCCGAGCAGCCTATAGCTGACTGAGCCTTAACCATCCCTGCCATCGAAATTCCGCGAGACTCCCAATTCTTCACCGTTTGCGACGACTGGTTCAGGGCGCGCGCCAGCTCGGCCTGAGTGCCAATGCCTTTCAATTCCAACCCGGCTTGGTAAAGCCGTTCCATTTGTTTGTGCATGCGCGTGATTATCGGTTGAACTAAACAAGGTGTGTTACACATAGTGTTGACACCCGAGTTAAACATGGTGTTTAATGATGCATCGAAACTCACGCACGGAAAAAACACATGTCTTCTGATAAAGACCTCATCGACAGCTTGGGCGGAGCGACTAGAATCGCCGCCCGTCTCGGCTGTAGCGTGCAGCGCGTCCAGAATTGGAAGGAGAGGGGAATTCCTCCGCGCGTGCGTCTCGCTCATCCTGACGTATTCCCGCTACCTGTACCGCAGGATTCGCCACCTGCGCCTCAGTCGCAGTAACCCTGCTGCCTTTCCGTGGCCGACAAGTTGCCCTGGGGACCTTGCTGGCCATTCACCTCACCTGAACTACCGCATTACTAGGAGAAACCATGACCCATCAGACCCACAAACCGAACCCAAAGCGCGAGAACACGCTGAAGGTGCCGCTGAACGAAACGGAAGACCTGGCCCTTCGCCAGTTCTGCGCGAGCATCGGGCAGCACGTCGCGCCGTTTGTTCGGCAAGTCGCCTTCGCCCACATCCGAGCGGCAGCGACACCGGAAGCGAATCCTAACCCGGTCCGGCGCCGCGGTGAATGGCCACGTCATGGCCATGTGCAGCGATTCCCAGGGCGTGCAGTCGCAGGGGGCGGTTTTCACCGGCGTCTTTAAAGGCGACTTCAAACCTCGCGCCCACGCCTGGGCAATATCAGACTGACAGGAAGGACACTATGCAAGACCAGGAAAACCGGAAGGCGACGCCGGACGAAAAGATCGCACACCAAGCGCGGAACTGGCGCAAGCGCGACAAGGAGGCCACCGTTAACCGCTGCGACAACACGCGCCGTGCCGAATACCACGCGCGCCAGAAGCTGCGCGAGGCTATTGACACGCAGGGAGGGCGCTGATGGATCAGATCGTCACCCGAGCAATGATGATGGACCGTGGCGCCGCGGCGGTCGACAAGGGCCTCGGCATCGATGACCACGACATGAACCACGGCGCCGCTGCAATCCAGTGGTGGCAGGCCAGCTGGCGCGCGCGCAGTGCTGAGATTGCTGTACAGGCCGCTGCGCAAATCGTGATGCCGCCGCCATGACTATTCCCTCCAAACGCAAAGTCCCGATCGCGCAACTGCCCGCGGCGATCGAGGAAGCCCTCAAGCTTGGGCCACGTCTCGTGGATCCACTTGGGCTTGAGCTTGGATATTCCACCTTCACAATACGCCGTCGTCTTGAAGAGCTCGAGAACGAGCAGCGCGTGCACCGCGTGCGCGTCAAGAGCGAAGTGGGCCAAGGTGTGTGCTATCGCTGGCACCATGGCCTCGCACCCGGCGCCAACCTGATTCCCAAGATATTACTTGGCCAAGAGTTACCACGTGTCGAGGAGCGCGGTAGCGTGCCATTCCAGGCGATCGTGCGTAGCTGGCCAGCATTCAGTGGGCGCGATCCGCTCGTAGCGGCGTTGTTTGGTCCGGCACGCGCGGACGCGGTGTGGGCATAGAGATTACCTGGAAAGCCACATCATGAATTACTACCCGTTCCACATCGGCGACTTCCGCTCGGGCACGGTCAATATGACCCGGCACGCCCGGTGGATTTACCGCGACATGCTGGACATCTACTACGACCGGGAAGAACCGTTGTCGCTCGACCTCGACGTGCTGTGTGAGCAGATTGGTGCCGAGAGCGAAGACGAGCGCCGTATCGTTGAGCGTCACTTGCGCTTTAAGTTCACGAAAACTGATTCCGGCTACCGGCACGCCATCTGTGACCAGGTGATCACTGACTACCACGTGAAGGCCGAGACTGCGAAAACCAACGGCAAGAAAGGTGGACGCCCAAAGAAAGCTGTAGCAACCGATGATAAACCCAGCGGGTTTCCATCCGGTTCCGATCCGCTTGTTACTGGCAACCCACAGCCAGCCGGATCACAAACTAACCAAGAACCAATAACCAATAACCAAACAACTACCCCCAAACCCCCTGACGGGGGCCTCGCGCCGACTGAACGGAAGCCCGGGGCGATTGTGCTGAAGACGTTTCTCGATGCTTGCGCCGCCGCAGGTGAACGACCGCTGCGCGACTACGCGCCACTGTGGCTCTATGCCGAGAAGGCTGGACTGCCGCAGGATTTCACGGCGCTGGCTTGGGTCGAATTCCGACGCCGCTTCCTGCCCGGCGGCACGGGCGCCACCAAGCGCTACAAGGACTGGCGCGGCGCCTTCCGCAAGTACGTCGAGGGCAACTACCTGAAGCTGTGGGCGATTGACGCGAATGGCCAGTATTTCCTGACCACGCAGGGCAAGGCCGCACAGAAAATTCACGAATCGAATGAGGCAGCATGAGCAACGACATCAAACCGCTACCGCACAATCTCGACGCCGAACAGAGCGTCATCGGCGCACTGCTGCGCGACAACGATGCGGTCGATCGGCTCGGTGATCTCCGCGCCGAACACTTCTTCCTGTCCGACCACGCCGTGATCTTCGGCGAGCTGATGCGCAACCTGGCCGCCGGCCGCAGCTGCGACGTGATCTCGCTAGGCGACGCGCTGCGCGCCAAGCTGGGCGACTGCCTGCCATACCTGAACTCGATGGCACAGACCACGCCATCGGCGGCAAACATCGGCCGTTATGCCACGATCGTGCGTGACAAGGCCATCAAGCGCGGACTGATCAAGTTCGGTCGCGACGTGGCTGAGGCGGCGGCTACGTCGCCGGCAGAAGCGGGCGCGATGGTCGACCAGGCGTCGTCTGCGCTCGAACAGCTGGCCCAGGCGCGTGTGCGCATCGAGCCAGTGCGCGCGTCCGATGAGATGGTCGCGCACGTCGAAGAGATTGAACGACGGATGAGCGGCCAGACGCGGGCGATATCGACAGGATTTCCCGAGGTCGACAAAAAGCTCAGCGGCGGCCTGCGCGCCGGCGAACTGATCGTCGTGGCGGCGCGTCCGAAGATGGGCAAGACTGGCTTCGCGCTGTGCTTGGCATGCAATGTGGCCGAAGAACACAGCGTGCTGGTGCTGTCGATGGAAATGCCGAAGGCCCAGCTTCACGACCGCAATTTGGCGAACTTGGGCCGGATCCCGCTGCCGCACCTCCTGGAGCCACAGAACATGCAGGAGCAGGACTGGACGGGCCTCACGCATGCAACGCTCAAACTGGCCAACATGGACCTGTTCCTCGATGACCAGGGCGGCCTGCGCCTGCTCGACGTGCGCATGAAGGCCAAGGGCGTCAAGCGCCGGCACGGCCTGGACGTGATGGTCGTCGACTACCTGCAGCTGATGGACGGCGACGGCGACAACCGAAACGCACAGATCGAGGGGATCACGCGCGGCCTCAAGGCCCTAGCCAAGGAACTGGGCATTGCGATCGTGCTGCTGTCACAGCTGAACCGGAAGCTCGAGGAGCGCCCGAACAAGCGCCCCATGCCGTCAGACTTGCGCGACTCTGGCGCAATTGAGCAGGACGCCGATGCGGTGATTTTTCTGTACCGCGACGAGGTGTACAACCCAGACAGCCCAGATATTGGCGTGTGCGAGGTCGACGTGGCCCTGTGCCGCCAGGGTGCGCCTGGCCGTGTCGCGCTGGGCTACGTCGGCGAGCAGACGCGCTTCGAGAACCTCACGCATCGATGGCAGCCGGCGAAGGCACCCGAGCGGCGCGGCAACCGCGGATTGGCGGCCCACTTATGAGCGCGAACGTTTTCAAGAAGGGCGATATCTGGCACTACCGCTTCCAGGTCGGTGGCGCGCGCGTCCAGCGCAGCACCAGGATGAGAAACCGGCGGCTCGCCGAGAAGAAGGCCGAGCAGGAATATGAAGCGGCCGTGGTGCGCGCCAACGGCGGCCAGCCGGTACCGACTCTCGAGCAGCTGATCGAAGTATGGATCGTGGTGCACCGGCCTGTGGCCAGCGCTGCCCACATTCGCAGCGTGGACACGTTCCGGCGCCTGCACATGTATGACCTGGGCTCCAAGGCGATAGACAGCATCACCACCGCCGACGTCGAGCTGGCGCGCAACCTGCATCTGCAGGACCACAAGCCGGCCAGCGCGAACCACTGGCTGCGCATCCTGAAACTGCTGACCATGTGGGCGGTCAAGCGCGGCACGCTGGCGGCGGCGCCGTGGCGCGTGTCGATGCTCAAGGTTCAAAAGCGGCCGCGCGCAACTCTGGCACTGGATGTGGCCCGAGCTTGGTTCGATGCCGTCGACGATGCGGCCAAGCGCACGCCTGCCGTGGCCACCGCCGTACGCATGATGTTTGGCCTGGGCCTGCGCGAGAGCGAATGCGCGTCGGCACGGTGGGAATGGGTCGACTGGCAGCGCGCGACATACACGCCTGGAATTACGAAGGGCAGGGAGGCCGAGCCGGTACCGATGCCGGCCTGGCTGGTCGAACACCTTGAGCCGCTGCGCCAAGCCCAGGGGCTGATAGTCGTACGGGAAGATGGCAAAGAGTTCCAGTCGGGCTTCGCGCGCCAGGTCATGCGCAAAGCGAACTCATCGTGCTCGCTCAAGGGCATCACGCCGCACCGACTGCGCGGCACGTTCGCCACGCTGCTGTCCGAGGCTGGCGTACCGGTGCAGACGATCCAGCGCGTGATGCGCCACAAGAGCCCGGTCACCACGATGGGCTATCTGGAAAAGAACCTCGACCTTGCCGCGCGTGCGCAGAATCAAATCGGCGCGAATACCGGGATGATGCGGCGCGAAAGTGGCGCGTAACGTCAAAGGAAGGCCGGAAGTACAAGCATTCCGGATGATCAAGAGTCATCGGATAGATGATGAAAGAACTCTCGTCAAACGCTCATACTCGCACTCGGTTGGCTTCCTTAGAGCAATATTCCTTCATTGTGGCGCGACCTGAAAGCACTAGTTGGGCTATGCAAATTTGCAACTGATGGTTCGTAGATGGGAAAATATTAGATCACGCTATCCGGATTTTAGATGCGCTATTAAGCCTGAAAAAAATTGCAGTAATATCCCTCTAATTTGCTTGATTCCATAATTCTCTCCATGGAACTCGACGTATATGTCTGGATCTGTTGAGGTGAAGAAATACTGATATGCATCTTCGATTGGGGGGGACTCACCAATTGAATTAATAGCTCCATTATCTCTCCAGTGGAAATGCTTGCTTGCATTTGCGGTGTAGATGCAAATTGAAAGGCAATTAATTATGTTGCGATCAACGCCGCTATGGATATTAGGAATGCAAGAGGAATCGGAAATCCATTCCTCTGATATTTCTGGGATCACCCACTTTTGCTTTCTGGTGGCTATGCGAAATTGTGCCGACCTCTCGCTTTCGGAGTAATATTGCTCTACCCATTCAGCAAGGACTGCGGCTGTAACGATGAAATTAAAAATATCGTAGGGGGCGGGGACACCTTCAAGTTTAGCCGCATCTAGGCGGAGCTTTTCCATTAGATCGTCGGGAGTGCTTATTCCGTATGAAAGAGCTCGCATTGTGCGTTTCGAGCTATCCAAATTTAAATCTCTCACGTTTTCCATTTTACCTTCGACTATATTTAGCGGCCTAGCGTAGCCGCTTAGCATACCTTGGTCACTAATCTGCTAGCCAATTTAATGTCACAAATGTGACACCGAGCGTCAAATCGTGCTCATATACCTATGCTCTAGGCTTGATTAACGATCAGTTGAGATTACCTGCCCAAAGCCTGCCGAGTTTGCTCAAAAAAGCGCGCGTCGTGGCCAATGGCCTGGCGTTTCAAAATATTTGAATTATCTTGAGCCCGTGCTGTGACAACGTCTGGTTAGAAAATTGGAGTGCGAGCCATGTCGGACTGTTTAGCGTTAAACCCGCATTTGTAACGGTTGACAACAGCTTCAACGAGATCGAAAAACCATGGTGGTGCTGTAGGCGAAACGTACACCGCCTCGATTAGCTGTTTGATTTCAATATTGATCAGCTTCCCCTTGGGAGTTTCTCTTTCCCAGTCTGACGTTTGTAGATTGGCAGCCTTCGCGGCAGCCACTGCAGCTGAGGAAGGAAAATCCACTTCAATTACCCGTAGCTCTCTTTCGTGTTCAAACGATAAGCGCTTATGAGTATAAGGCCAGAATACGTTGTCGAACGGAATCATCTGATTTTCATAATCGATGTAATTCACTACTCCAATATAGCTTTTGTCAGGCAAACAGTTGTGTAATCTAGTGTATGTGGATTGAATCGCTACTGCCTCATCAGTCTTTGCGTAAAGCTTCCACATTGCAGCTGATTCTCGCTCGTTCATGTGCCAGCAATTGACGTAAGTCCAGTAGCGCATCGACCGAGACATTTCTGACATGCCGCTTAAATCGAGAGTTTCGGGAACTCCAATCTTGAGCAATGCTTGAGGATCTCGATTTGCACGTGGCCACGAACCCTCGTACGGGTCTTCGAATTCAGTTGCTCGCGAGAGGAACAAGGAACTCGTCTCAAGCATCGATACAAACTTGGTGAAATCCATGTATCTCCAAATTTTTACTTCAGGGTTACTTGGTGGGGTAAAGCAGTTATGGCCGATATTAGAAGGCATCTTTTTCGATATGAGAGGTGAGTGTGAGATGCCCAAAGTGTAAAGCTCGAATTACTCAGGACTGTACTCGGAGTTGCCATCGTAGCACATGGCAGTCTGGCAAGTAGGTCTAGAAGGGCCTTCACTGTGTAAGCTAAAGCACAACATAAAATATTTATTGATGTTATTAAGAAATTTCCTGTTGGAACCCTGAAAATAGCTGGGTTTATTCACAGGAGAACACCATGTCCGCCACCGCAATGCTTGGCATCTTTAACGGATCGCCCCTCCGTCGTGTTCGTCGCGACCAAGTGGCCATAGAGACTTTTGATAAGCCAGAACCCTATGCGCTTCTGCTTGCTTGCTGGGTCGACTTCATGCGCTCCGACGACCGCGACTTGGGTGCGGGCGGCATGAAGCTGACCGGCGACGGCTTGACCAGCAAGGACGTTCACGAGGCGCAGCGCTCTTCCGACCTGAAGATCGGCGAGGCTGTAGACGCAATGGTCCACAGCCTTTCTTCGTTGCACCGTTGGACGATCTATAAGAGCCAAGGGTTGTCCACAGCGTGGCGGTTTCCAAACGCCGACTTCGGCACTACGCTCGCTGCGGCGCGCGACGAACTGGAAAACAAGCTACGGAAACACGTTGCAACACGGCTGTATTTTTTGTAGACTGCACGCACTGGGCGAGTCTGTGCGTCCAAAAAAAGTTGAGCCCGCTATAAAGCGGGCTTTTTTTGGTCGGTATGGAATAGAGCTACTACAATGCATTCTTTTGACAGGAGGATGTATGGATACATCGCTTTACAGCAGGATTCGCACGGATGTGGCCCGAAGGCTTGAGCTGGAAGTAGAGCGCGCCAGCGAGATGGAAAAGTTTGTAGACAACCTTGCGGGTTACTTGCAGTCAATCAGCGGGCAGAATTGGACGGTTTGTCATTTAGGCACTTGGTCGAAAGACGGCGCGTTCCTGCAAGGTCGCCCGGAGATTGAGGCCCGGACACATCTTCCATTTGCGATGAAGATACATTTTTCCGACCCAGAAGAAGAGAATCTGCCTGGTTTTCATGTAGTCGTTCGCTTCGATTTGAGCTGGCAAGGTCGTGTTTTTACTCTCCATTGCCTGCATACGGGCAAGAGCTTCTCGTTCAATGCTGGCGATAGTTCGACTCGAAGCGTTCTTGCAGGCGCGAGCGAACTTCTAGATCAGCCGGTCCAGGACAGGGTAGACGTTTTGCTAAGAGTCTGATACTGAATAAGACGATCAACTTGGTGATCCTCCTCAGTCAGGTCACGCAGCCGCCGTTGCCCAAGTGCATAGGCGGCTTTTTTTCTTTAAATTTGATCTGGTGTCGACCAGATCAGGCGAGTGCACTTCAGGCGCGCCGCGTCGCCGGACGCTGTACCCGGCAATCCCTATGCCTTAATCGCCGTTACAAGTGCCGCGAGCGCTAACAAAAACGGCGTTGCGGCAACAAGTAGCTTATGGATGTTATCGATGTTTGGTTGTGTCATGGGCTTTCAGTGGTTGGTTTCTACCATTATGTGGGACTCTAATTGACCGGCGAACTTGAACATTCAGTTTGACGAGCTTGATCCCTGAGTTCCCTCTGGTCGTCTTTCGAGCGGACCTGTCTTCTTCACCTAATACCTCCCTCAACTGAAACGCTGGACATTTAGATTTGGCCGGTCACTTGCGCAGATCGCCTTGGGGCTGGCCGCTACCCCTAGTCTCTTCGGTCAGCTCAAGCAGCTGGCTTTCGCCGCCCTCGCAGCAATGCGACGGGCGGCTTTTCTTTTTCTGAGGTCGGTCATGCGAATCAGCGTCAAACACGAACTGGCATGGTTGCGCTACACGGTGCACCGCCAGCGTCAACAGGCCGGGACGCGGGCGGCAGCATGAGCACTGCCCGCTGCTACCGTGACCAGATCATGCGAGCTTCGACCGGCGACCGCCCGGCCATGATCTGCACCGCCGAGGATGCTGCCGCCTTGGACCGCATCTGCCAGCGCCTGGTCGAAGCCGAGCGCGCTGCCGAGATCCTGCAGGCGCTGGGCTACGGCAGACCGGGCATGCTGCTGCATGAGGTGGCGGCACTGGTGCCAGCCAAGCCATGAAGCTCACTAACCTAAAGCCGAGGTTGCAGGCAGTCGCGCCGCGCCTGGCCACGCTGACCGCACGCACTGGTGACATTGCCCAGCGCAAGACCGGGTATGCCGGCGTGATGGAACGGAAGCGCATCCGAGAGCGTGACTGTGGTATGTGCCAGAACTGTGGCCGCAATGGGCGCGATGTAGATCACGACATTCCGCTGTGGGCCGGCATCGCAGTCGGCGGCACCAACGAAGACGGCAATATGCGCGTTCTCTGCTTCGACTGCCACGAGGAAAAGACCGCGCTGGAAGCAGCCCAACGCGCCTCTCGCAGCTACAACCGCAATGCCGTGCTGCGCCTCATGCGGGAGCTGGAGCGGCAGCGCAGGCTCGTGCCTAGGTAGGTTGGATTCGTTGCAAAAAGGAAACAAACCATAAAAAAATGCTTTGATTAAAAAACAGGCATAGGGGGGGTGAAAAGTACGGGAGCCTCCCCGACCGACACCGCGTCCCCTCCCATTCGCAGAAAAAATCCCCCTTTGAGGAAATGTTAATGGCTTTAACAGGCAAAAAGCGAGCCTTCGCCGATGCTGTTCTGGCCGGGCTCTCCAATAAGGAAGCTGCTATCCGTGCCGGCTTTAGTGAAAAAACGGCATCGGCTGCTGGGTCTCGAAATGTTAAAGACCCGGGTGTTAAAGCCTACATCGATCAACGGCGCCAGACGTCCGCAACCGCCGGCGCGAAGGCGCTGCCGGCGCCAGACCCAGCTCACGACGCATTCGACATTCCGCCAACCGCAGACCCCGTTGAATTTCTCACCAAAGTCATGAACGAGCCAGCGGCCGATCTGCGGCTGAGGATCGACGCAGCCAAGGCGATGTTGCCGTTCAAGCATAAAAAGCTGGGCGAGGGCGGCAAGAAGGATCTCAAGGATGACGCGGCCAAGGTGGCCGGCGCCGGCAAGTTCTCTCAGACCGCTCCGCCGAAGCTGGTCGCCGCTGGCGGAAAGAAGGTCTAAATGCCCGAGTGGACAACTGCCTGCCCTGACTGGGCGGCGCGACTGCGCGCGGGCGAATCGATCATTCCCGCGCCGATCTTCCCGGAACAGGCCGAGCATGCGCTCGCGATCTTCAAGGAACTTAAGATCGTGGACGCGCCAGGCAGCCCGACGTTCGGCGAGTCCTGCGCTGAGTGGGTGTTCGACCTGGTTCGCTGCATCTTCGGCGCCTATGATGCCGAGAGCGGCCGGCGCCTGATCGTCGAATTTTTCGTGCTGCTCCCGAAGAAGAACAGCAAGAGCACCGTCGCGGCGGGGATCATGCTGACCGCGCTGATTTTGAACTGGCGACAGTCTGCCGAATTCTCGGTGCTGGCCCCGACCGTCGAGGTGGCGAACAATGCCTACACACCGGCGCGCGACATGGTCCAGAAGGATAAAGAGCTTGAAGACCTGATGCACGTGCAATCGCACGTGAAAACCATCACGCACCGGGGGAGCAACGCAATCCTCAAGGTGCTGGCGGCGGACCAGAACACGGTCGGCGGCAAGAAGGCCGTTGGCACGTTGGTCGACGAGTTGCACCTGTTCGGCAAGATGTCGAGCGCCGAGAACATGTTCCGCGAAGCGCTCGGCGGCCTGGCGTCAAGGCCCGAGGGGTTCGTGATCTGGCTGACGACGCAATCGGACGAGCCCCCGGCCGGCGTGTTCAAGCAGAAATTGGACTATGCCCGCAAGGTCCGCGATGGCGAGATTCTGGACCCGGCGTTCGTGCCAATCATCTTCGAGCACCCGATGGACATGGTCGAGTCAGGCGCGTGCCTGTTGCTCGAAAACATGGCGATGGTGAACCCGAATATCGGATTCTCAGTTGACCAGGCGTTTCTGGAGCGCGAGTTCGGCAAGGCGGAGTTAGCCGGGCCCGAATCGTTTCGAGGCTTCATGGCGAAGCATGCGAACGTTGAAATTGGCATGAACCTGCGATCTGATCGCTGGGCCGGCGCGGACTGGTGGGAGCAGCAGGGCGTGCTCGATCGCACGTTCTCGCTTTCCGATCTGATCGCGCAGTCCGAAGTCGTCACGATGGGTGGCGACGGCGGTGGCCTGGACGACTTGCTGGGCCAGTATGCAATTGGCCGCTGCAAGAAAACTCGCCGCTGGCTTGGCTGGGCGCATGCCTGGGCTCATCCATCCGTCCTGGAGCGAAGGAAGGAGATTGCACCGCGCCTCCAAGACTTCGCGCGCGACGGCCATCTGACCTTGGTTCAGCACATCGGCCAGGACATTGACCAGTTCGCAGCAAACGTCGCCATGGTCCACGAGGCCGGCGTGCTCGACAAACTTGGGCTTGACCCTCAAGGTATCGGTGCCATTCTCGACGCTCTCGAAATGAATGGTGTGCCGGAAGAAAAGATAGTCGGTGTCACTCAGGGCTGGAAGCTGACGAGCCCCATCAAGACGGCTGAGCGAAAGCTTGCTGAAGGAGTTCTGGTCCACGGCGGACAGCCGCTCATGGCCTGGTGCGTGAGCAACGCCAAAATCGTGGCCAGTGCAAATGCTGTTCTGATCACCAAACAAGCGTCCGGAACCGGGAAGATCGATCCGTTGATGGCGATGCTGAACGCGGTATCGCTCATGGCGCTGAACCCTGCGTCAACAGAATCCGCTTACAACGACCGCGGCATCCTCATGTTTTAAGGAACACCATGGAATTATTCGATGCGCTCGCGGCCACGTCGCACTGGCGAGAGATGCATTCGCGTTCGAGCTACGGGCAGCTGCAAGCTGCCTTGACCAGCGCCGACCTGCCGGCTTTCATGCGTGGTGGCGAAACTGCCAGCGGTGAGTACGTAACCGCGTCGACGGCGCTGGAAAACATGGCACTCCTGCGCTGCGTCAGCATAATTTCGGAGTCCATGGGTATGTTGCCCATGAATTTGACGGCCCGAGGTGATGAAAAGGCCTACGCGACGGAGCATCCGGCCTACCGCTTGGCCAAGAGCCAGCCGAACGAATATCAAGGGCCATACAAGTTCAAGAGCACCATGCAGTTGCGCGCTCTCCTGCACGGCAATGCCTATGCTCGCATCATCTGGCGCGGCACAACCCCAGTACGGCTCATTCCGCTGGACCCGAAGAGGGTAACGCCGAAGCTTAACGACGACTTCACCGTTCAGTACGAATACCGGCGCCCTGACGGAGGCGTGATCACGCTGGCAGCGCGCGACGTCCTGCACCTGGCCGACTTGGCCGACGATGAGCATGGCTTGATTGGTCTGTCGCGCGTGAAAAAAGCACGAGAAGCGATCGGGTTGGCACTGCAGGCGCAGAAAGCTGCAGCTCGCATCTTTAAGAACGGCGTGATGGCTGGCGGCGCGCTGATCTATCCGAAAAAGCTGGACGAGCAGCAGATAAAAAACATTCGCGAAAGCCTTGAAGCCAGTAACGCCGGCGTGAATAACGCCCATAAATGGATGGTTCTGGAGGATGGCATCACGGCCGAGAAGTGGGCGAATTCCGCACGAGATTCGGAGCTCGGAGGAAGTCGAGACCATCAGATCGAAGAGATTGCCCGCGCGTTCGGAGTGCCGCGTCCACTACTGATGATGGATGACACGTCTTGGGGATCTGGAATCGAGCAGCTCGGCATCTTCTTCGTTCAATACGGACTCCAACACTGGTTCAACATATGGGAAGACGAGTTCGCGCTGAAGCTCCTGACGGAAAAGGAGCGCGAGCTCTACTACTTCAAGGTCAACGAGCATGCCCTGCTGCGTGGCACTTTGAAGGATCAGGCGGACTTCTTCGCCAAGGCCCTCGGCTCCGGCGGAAGCGCCCCCTTCATGAAACCTAACGAAGTGCGCGACCGCCTGGACCTCCCGAAATCCAACGACCCTGCTGCCGACTCGCTTCAAAGTACCCTCACAAGGAAAACGAATGTCCCTGCTGAAACTACCTGAAATCAGGGCCGACGCCCGCATGGCCGCCGCGCAGTTCGATTTGCGCCAGGATGCACTGGATGCTTGGGAGCCAGGCGTGCGCGCCGCAGCTGATGCGGGTGCTCAGACCATCAGCATGTACGCACCCATAGGCCAGACCTGGGATGGCGAGGGTGTAACAGCGCGCCGGATTGGCGCCGCGCTTCGCAGCATCGGCGACCAAGACGTGGTGGTCAACCTGAATTCTCCAGGCGGTGACTTCTTCGAGGGGGTCGCGATCTACAACCTGTTGCGCGGCCACTCGGCAAAAGTCACGATCAACGTCATGGGGATCGCTGCCTCGGCCGCATCGGTAATCGCCATGGCCGGCGATGAGATCAACATGGGCGAAGGATCGCACCTGATGATCCATAACGCATGGGTCGTCTCGGCCGGTAATCGTCACGACATGGCCGAGGCATCGGCCTACCTCGAACCGTTCGACTTCGCAATGCGCGATCTCTATGCGGCGCGCACCGGCATCAAGCCGTCCGAGATCGAAACTATGATGGACAAGGAAACGTACATTGGCGCGAACGATGCGGTCGCCAAAGGCTTTGCCACCGGCAAGCTCGACCGCGCAGCGATCACCAAGGACACCAAGGCCGCGCAGCAAATGAAGGTGCTGGCCACCGTCGAGTCCTCGCTCGCGAAATCCGGACTCAGCCGGGCCGCGCGCCGCGAGACGCTCAACGCACTCTTCAACGGCAAGCCGGGCGCTGCCGCTGGACTTGATGCCACGCCGGGCGCTGGCAGCGATACCGAAGTTGAAGCCTCGCTTCAATCCCTATTGAATACTATGCAAGGATGAATTAATGAAACCGAACCGTGTCATGCTGGCGAAAGCCGCAGCGTTGGCAGTCGCAGCAAAACAACCGCCGCGCGGCATTGTCAGTGGCGTGCGCGCTGAAGGCGACGTCAAGGCGCTGGTCGCTCAACTGAATCAGGCTTTCGCCACATTCAAGGACGAGCACAACCAGCAAGTGGTAGCCCTGAAAAAGGGTCAATCCGATGCGCTGCAGGCCCTGAAGGTCGACCAGATCAACGAGCATATCTCCGACCTGCAGGCCGCCGTTGACGCTGCCACTACCAAAATGGCGGCCATGGAAATGAACGGCGCCAGTGGCGCGCGCCCGCTCAAGGACAAGGAATATAGCGAATCATTCCAGGCGCACATGCGTCGCGGAGATGTCCAGGCTGCGCTGAACAAGGGCGCTGCCGAAGATGGCGGCTATACGTCGCCGGTCGAATGGGACCGCACCATCACCGACAAACTGCTCATCGTCTCGCCAATGCGCTCGCTGTGCTCGGTCCAGGCAGTGGGCGGCACGGGCTATAAAAAGCTCGTCAACCTGCGTGGCACTACCTCCGGCTGGGTCGGCGAGACCGATGACCGTCCGGAAACCGATACCCCGAAGCTGAAAGAGCAAGGCTACAGCTGGGGCGAGCTCTACGCGAACCCGTCCGCTACACAGCAGATGCTGGACGACAGCGAGATCGATATCGAGGCATGGCTTGCCGGCGAAGTCGACGTCGAATTCGCCTACCAAGAAGGCAAGGCGTTCGTCTCGGGTGACGGCGTCAAGAAGCCACGCGGCCTGCTGACGTACGCAGCAGGGGGTACCAACCTGCATCCGCTGGGCGGCATCGAGGTGATTCCATCGGGCGCGGCTGGCGCAATCACTGGCGATGGCCTTCTGGATCTGGTCTATGCGCTGCCGGAGACTTTCACGGGCAACGCAAAATTCGCAATGAACCGCAACACGATGCTGAAGATCCGCAAGCTGAAGGACTCGGACAACAACTACCTGTGGCAGCCGTCGCTGCAGGCCGGACAGCCATCGACCCTGGCAGGGTACGCGATCGCCGACATTCCGGACATGCCGGGTGTAGCGGCGAATTCCCTGGCGGTGGCCTTTGGCGACTTCAAGCGCGCCTATAAGATCCTCGACCGCGTCGGCGTGCGCGTGCTGCGCGACCCGTACACCAAGAAGCCTTACGTGATGTTCTACACCACGAAGCGCGTCGGCGGTGGCCTGGAAAACCCCGAGTGCATGAAGTTCATGAAGATCGTCGCCGCGTAACAGTGGCGCAACCGGAAGGGCCCGACGCAAGTTGGGCCTTTTCCAATTGGAGAATGCAATGCAATTCGTACACCCATTCCTCGGCGTCCCGGACGGCGAAATCTACCCTGTGCAGTACCAGGCTGGCGATGAGTGCCCGCCCGAGCTGGAAGCCGCTGCTTCCGAACTGGGCGCTTTCGATGAGTCCGGCCCTGCAGCCGACGGTACGCCGGCTAAGTCGCCGCGCGCCAAGAAGTAATCGCAACCAACCGGGCGATCCTGATGACCCACCTGCACATGGCCCGCGAGGTCTCGACGATCCGCGCGTACTCCGCTCCTGGCGGCTACGAGGCGCGCCGGCCGTATGACGGAATCATCACGGTCACCCACCTGACAAGCAGCACCGTGTATGTGCACGGCGCCGTCGGCAAAATCGACCGCGCGACGCATGCGCGCGCACTGGACATGCTCCGCGACCTCGGCGTCACCATGGTGATGTACGAGCGGCGCGGGCGAATGAAAACCATCGAGCTGTAACCGAAAGCGTGAACGACGAGAACCGGCTGCGATGCCCTCTGCCGAAGTCGCTGCTATCCATGAACCCTGAAAGAGCGACCCGATAACCATGGCTGATAGTGTCCAGACTCTGCGTCAAGTCGCCACCGGGACGCACATCCCAAATACGCTGGCGTCCTCGAACACGACCACGTTCTCGCGTACACCGCACATTCTTCGCAGCGCTGTAGCGGCGCTGGCGATCGTCCTGCCCAACTGGTATGTCGCAGGCCAAACCGAAACGAACGCCGGTTCCGCTACGTGGACCGCCGCTATCGAATACCCGGCAGGAACGTTCACCCGGGTGACCTTCGGCGGCGCCGCGTCAGTCACCTCGTCGAGCGGTGGCAACATCGTGTCGGATCAAATTCCGGTTTCGATCCCAAAAGGCGAAAAGTTCTGGGTTCGCCTGTTCCAGAATGCGCCGAGCAAGGCGGTGTACTTCACGTTTTATGCGGGCGACGGCACGGCGCAGTTCGTTTCGCCAGCATCTGACCTGACCATGGGCGGCACTGCGACCACCTCCGCATCGTTCCAGGCAGCGACCACCACGCCGATCGCTATTATCGGTATGTCGTCCGACCCCGCGATCGGCATCTACGGAGATAGCATTTCTGTGGGCCGTGGCGATACCGCTGACGTCGGCATGCCGCTGCAGGGCCACCTTGGCCGCGCATTCGGTGCGGCGTACGCAGCCGGCCACGTCGGTATCTCCGGCGACCGCATGTCACTGTTCCTAGGCAGCAAAGCCAAACGCATGTCGCTGGCCTCGTATTTCACGCACTTTGCAGTGAATATGGGAATCAACGATATTACTGGCGGAGGCTCGGCCTCCACAGTGGCAGCGGACACGAACTCAATTGTTGGCCTGTTCCCTGGGCCCGTCGCTCTCTGCACTCTGTCGCCTGTATCGACTTCGACCGACACCTGGAACAGCGTGGCAGCCCAAACCACGGTAGCGTCCAACGCTGTTCGCGTCACCGAAAATACGCGCCGTCTGGGAGGCATTTCAGGCGTCAAGACGGTGTACGACGTCAACCCTTCCGTCGAGAGTGTCGCCTCTCCAGAGAGTGGTCTGTGGCGGGCCTCGGCCTATACCGCTGATGGCACTCACCCCTCGGCCAAGGGGTACAAGGAAGAGGCAGCGGCCATTAATGTGGCCTTGCTTACAGCGGCGCAACAGCCCGCGCAGGACGCGGTCGTCGCCTCTACAGTCGCCGAGTCGCGCCGGGTCGCATTCCCGGGCGGTACCCGCGTGGTGGCGTTCGGCAGCGTGCCGAGCGCGCGGGTGCCCAATGCCCCGTGGCTGGAAGCAGGGCGGTGGTGGAGCGAGAAGCATCCGCTCGACGAGCGCTACTGGGTGGCAGACATCACGATCGACCTGGCCGAGCGCGGCACTACTGCCGCTGAGGTCGAGGCCATCGTCGCTGGCGTAACGGTGCTTCAGCTGCCCGTCATCCAAGGCAAGCTGATCCCAGTGAAGCTGGGTGGGTTCAATGCAGCGACGGGCGCGGTCAACTTCTGCACGTTCCGCGTCAAGTGCGCGAACGGCGAACGGTTCGACCGCACGATCTGGTTCAAGCAACAGATGGGTTCGTGGTCGCTGGAGAAGGACGCGGACGACGAGAGCTATTTCGTGGCAGACATCGGCAACGACCTGGCTGATAGCAACACGACCGCTGCTCAAGTGAAAGCGCTTCCAGTTGGCGTGGTGGAGCTTGTGCCGGCGGTGATCCAGGGGCCTTTGATCCTGGTCAAGCTGGGCGGCATGGACACCTTGCCGGCCGGCGTCAACTACTGCGACCTGCGCATCGACTGTGCGAACAGCGAGCGCTTCTACCGGACCATTCAATTTAACAGGGTGGACAACTGATGATCGATGCATCGCAACTGCCGAGCGTGCCGAACACCGAGCTGCTGAGGCAGCAGGATGCGGCCGCCGTTGAATACGCGCGCGCGCCGGCAGCGCCTGGCGCGCCGCACGGCGCCGGCCGGCCACCGGCAATACAAGGAACGACCCGATGACGAAACGACTGATCATTCCGCCGGCGGCGCTGGCGGTGTCGATCGAGGCCGCCCGGCGCGCCGCGCGCGCCAGCAGCACTTCGCTGGACGACGAACTCGCGGACAAGATCCGCGACCTGGTCGACGTCGTGGAGCACAAGACTGGCCGCGCGCTAATTCACCAGACCTGGGAGCTGACCCTCGACTCGTTCCCGGCGTCGGGCGCGATCAAGCTGTCGCCGGCGCGCCTTGCCAGCGTCGACCACGTGAAGTTCCGCGACGCGAGCGGCGTGCTGCAAACGCTTCACCCTGACGACTACTTGGTCGACGTGAAAAGCGAGCCAGGCTGGATCGTTCCGGCGCCGGGCTGCGCATGGCCGGCAACATCCAGCCGCATCGGCGCTGTCGAGATTCAGTATGTGTGCGGCTACGGCCCGACCGAGGCCGATGTGCCGCCAGCGATCAAGGGATACATCGTGGGCATGATCGAGAACGACTACTACCCGAACCCGAACGCGCAATACCTGTGCCGCAAGCTCGACCGAGCGGTGGTGTACGGATGACCGCCCCGTTCCGACTCGACGAGCAGGTGACGATTGAGCAGCGCACTGCCGCGATCGATCCCGAATACGGGACCGAGATCGAGGCCTGGGTGCCGGTGGCGGCCGCGATCTGGGCCAATGCCCAAGACCAGTTGCCCAGCCGCGGCGAGTCGACGTCGAATGGCCTGACCACGGCGGTGACGCGCACGCGCCTGCGGATCCAGAATGACGTGCGGATCACAACCGCTATGCGCGTGACGCTGCACGGCAAGGGCGATCGTGTCATGCAAATCATTGCCGGCCCGGCGCAGTTGGACGACCGCCGACATACCGAATTCATGCTGGAGGGTTATTCACATGGCTGAAGAATCAATCACCGGCGGGCGCGAGCTCGACGCTTTCCTGCAGCAGGTGTCGGTAAAGGTCGAGAAGAACATTCTTCGCGCAGCGATGCGCGCCGGCGCCAATGAGTTCAAGAAAGACGCCCAGCAGCAGGTGCCAGTTGATGAGGGTGATCTGCGCCGGAGTATCCGCGTGTCGACCAGGGTGAAGAAGGGCACGGTCTACGCCTACCTGAAAGCCGGTGGACGCAAGGCGCCGCACGCGCACCTGGTGGAGTTCGGCACGGCCGCGCACAAGATCGTGGCGAAGAAAGGCAGTGCGCTGGTGGTCAATGGCAAAGCGGTGCGTGATGTCGACCACCCGGGCGCGAAGGCAAAGCCCTTCATGCGACCGTCGTTCGACACCGGCGCTCAGCCTGCACTCGCAGCGGTCGGCGCGAAGATCCGCGAGCGCCTGACGAAAGAGAACATCAACGTGCCGGCGCCGGAGGGTTCATGAGCGTGAAAGTCATTCGCGCGCTGCTTCTGGGCGCCGAGGCGGTCACCGTGCGCGTAGCGGATCGCGTCGCGGCCGGCGAAGTAGCCGTCGACAAGGGCCTGCCAGCCATCGGACTCACCGAGGTGGTCGCCGTGCCGATCGGAGCCTTTGACGCGCAGGCAGAATTCTCGATCGTCACCAGCCGCGTGCAGGTGACGGTCGTCGGCAAGGCATATCCGGACGTGATCGCGATCATCAACCTGGCGCGGCGCGCCTGCAACTACGGGCGCGGCCAGATCGCCAGCACCAGCGTAATCAGCGTCCTGCGCGACACGGTCGGCCCGGACATGGAAGACGTGGCCGGCAACAGCATCAAAACGATCGACTTCAAGGTCACGTACCACGAGCCGAATTAGCAGCATCAGCAGTTTCACCCTGGGCCCGCATAGCATCTGCTTGCGGGCTTTTTTTATCTCAAAGGAATCGAAATGGGCCAAGCCTCCGGCGTATTCAAGCAGGTCACCTACAAAGTGGAGACCACCTACGGCGTCATGCCTGCCGCCGGCGCGGCGCAGGCCATGCGCCGCGTCACCTCGTCGCTGGACATGACGAAGGACACCTACCAGTCGGCGGAAATGCGCCCCGACTTCCAGATGGCCGATTTCCGGCACGGCCTGCGCAAGGTCGCCGGCACGATCAACGGCGAGCTGTCGGCAAAGACCTACGTCGACTTCCTGGCGGCCGTTCTGAAGAAGGACTTTGCAGCCGGCGTGACCGTGACCGGCGCGTCGCTCACGATCGCTGGTACGGCCGGCGCCTGGACGATCACACGCGCGGCGGGCTCCTGGCTGACCGATGGCGTCAAGATCGGCGACGTGGCCCGCTTGACGGCCGGCACCTTCAACGCGGCCAATCGTGACAAGAACCTTCAAGTCACCGGCATAACAGCGACGGTTCTCACCGGGATCGTCCTGAACGCGTCGGCTCTGGTGCCGGAAGGTCCGATTGCCAGCGCGACCCTGGCTGTCATCGGCAAGAAAGCATTCACCCCGCAAAGCGGACACACCGACAAGTCGTTCTCGATCGAGCACTGGCATCCTGACGTGCCGTCGAGCGAAGTGTTTACTGGCTTGAAGGTTTCGAAAATGACCTTCACTCTGCCAGCTACGGGCATGGCCACCGTTGCCGTCGAATTCGTCGGCAAGGACGTTGTGCCGGGCGTGGCGCAGTACTTCGTCACCCCGACGCCAGTGACGGTCACCGGCACCATGGCTGCCGTCAACGGCGTGGTGAAAGTCGGCAATGCCACCGGCGGCACGATCACCAGCGCGACGATCGAGATCACGGCCGCGCAGTCGAGCGAGCCGGGCATCGGCTCGAACACCGCCGACCAGGCCGCTACCGGTCGCGTGATCGTCACCGGCCAGGTCACGGCGAAGTTCGATTCGACTAGCCTGCGCGACGCGTTCTACAACGAGACCGAAACCAGCGCCTACCTGGCGTTCACCTCGGACAACTCGGCCGCGTCGGACTTCATGGCGTTCAGCCTGAGCCGCCTGAAGCTCAACGGCGCGTCGAAAGACGACGGCGAGAAGATCCTGATCCAGACGATCCCGTTCCAGGCGTTGCTCGACATCAACGGCGGCGCCGGCAAGGCCACCGAAATGACCACGCTGTCCATCCAGGACAGCGCCGCTTAAACCTTTCGCCGCCACGTGCGGCAATCCAGGCACCGACCGGCTGCCGTCGCCTTTCGCGGGCGCGGCAGCAGGCACGGGCATATATCACCTCCGCGAAAGAGAAAAACCATGAACGCAAATACCCAAGCCCAGCCTTCGAACCTGCTCACGAAACTGGTGGCCACCCTGGACATCGATGCATTCGACGACGTCACTACTGGTCGTCTGGTGCTGGTCAATCCGCGCACCAAGGAGCCGACCAGCACCTACATCGATCTGGCCAGCCCGGAGCACGAGTCGCGCAAGCGCATCGACCTGGCGCGTACGCGCCGCCTCCGCGCCGAGTTCGCCGCCAACGGCAAGCTCGAGTCGACCGATCCGCTGGATGACATCGAAGACGAAACCGACTACCTGGTGGCCTCCTGCCTTGGCTGGAACGTCTCGGTCGGCGGCCAGCTGCTCGATTGCACGCCGGCGAACGTCCGCGCCGTGCTGACCGATCCGAAGAAGCAGTGGCTGCGCGCGCAGGTCCGCGCCGGAATCCACAAGACTGAGCTTTTTATCGTCGACTCCGCGAAAGCCTAGCGGACTGCGCCCGGGCCGAGTTCGAACTCTCGGCCCGGCAGGGTGACGGCGCCACGCTGCGCACGCACCTGCAGCGCCTGGCCAAGAACACGAACGAGGTCGACCCGCTGCTCACGATGGAATGGCCGCGGGCCGGCCGGCCGCTGTGGGACGCTTTCTGCAAGATGGGGCGCCCGGCGGGCGTGTCGGGCCCGGGCGAGCTGACCTCGCAAGAGATCCTGGCCTACCAGCAGTTGTGGGGCGTCCAGTTCAACCACTGGGAGCTGGAAGTTATCCACATGTTCGACGGGATCGCAATGGAAGCCTATTGCAAAAAACCGGAACCGTAGAATTTCGCTGGTGTAATATTCGTTTCTAATTATTGGAGAATGAATATGGCGAATTTGGTGCGGTGCGAAGGATGTGAAAAAGAGATATCCAAAAAGGCACCAAGCTGCCCGAGCTGTGGGCATCCCAATAAGAGGCAGCACCTCTCGGGTGGGAGTGTGTTGGTTTCACTAATTGGACTCGGCCTATTCCTGTGGTGGCTTGCACCAAGCGGAGGCGGTCAAGTGATGATGGACAATATCAACGACCAAGTATCTCAGGATGCGATTAGCCAGTATGAAATTGCCAAACGAAGCGGTGACCCAATTCAGAAATGTGTCCATGCAGGAATGGTGACGGCTGCATTTATGCAAGCTAAAGACGAAGCAAGCTACCAAAGCTGGCTAGCGACGCAAAAAACAGACTGCGAAGCTGCTGGCATTCCTCAGTAGTAGATAATTTTTGTGAAATTGAAGCCACCGATGAGGTGGCTTTTTTTATTGGGAATCACATGATCATCGGTGACATGGAAATTCGCCTGCGCGCGGACATCGCACGCCTGCAGCGCGATATGGACTCCGCACGCCAGGTGGTAGGCAATGCTACCGCCGGCATGGAACGGGCCGCCAATGCTGCGAAGGGTGCGATCGCTTCGATCGCTGGCGCGCTCGGCGTGCAGCAACTCGGCCGCATGGTCGACGAGTACGCCAAGTTCACCTCGCAGCTCAAGCTGGCGACCACATCGCAGCGCGAATACGCAGCGGCCTATACCGACGTGAAGCGGATCGCGACGCAGTCGACGCAAGGGCTGATGGAGACCGGCATCCTGTACGCACGGATCGCCAACGGTACGCGCGAGCTGGGCGTCGAGCAAAAAAAGGTTTCGCAAATCGTCGAGACGGTCAACCTTGCGCTGGTGGTTTCAGGTGCGGCCGCATCCGAATCGGCGTCCGCGCAGCTGCAGCTTTCCCAGGCGTTCGCTTCTGGAACGCTTCGGGGCGAAGAATTCAATGCGGTGAACGAGTCCGCTCCGCGCCTGATGAAAGCTCTCGCCGACGGTATGGGCCTGCCTGTGGGCGCCCTAAAAAAAATGGCGGAAGAAGGCAAGATCACGTCGAAAATCATGGCCGACGTGCTGCCGGCTGCGCTGGAAAAACTGCGCGTGGAGGCGAAAGAAATCCAGACGATCTCGGGCGCCTTCACAGTGCTGCGCAATAACGTAATGGAGTTCGTGGGCATCCAGGCCAACGCCAGCGGCGCGGTGTCGGGTCTGGTATCGGTCATCGGGCTGCTGTCGAGTAACCTCGGGCTGCTCGCGGGCGTGATCACGACTTTGGGCGTTTCCAAGCTGGTGACCATGTTCCAGAGCTGGGGCGTGGCAACCTATAAGCAGATCGCCGACAACAACGCGCTGCGCACATCGACGCTGGCTGGCGCAGTCGCGTCCACCGAGGCAGCATCGGTCATTGCGGCCGCGAAGTTGGCAGAGGCCCAGGCCAACGTGCGCACCGCTGCGACCGCTGCGAATCTGGCAACCGCGCGCGTGGCCGAACTGCGTTCTTCGGTGCTGGCCGCCGAAGGCGCCGTGGCGCTCGCCATCGCCACCAACGGACTGATCCCGGCGCAGGCGCGCGCGATCGCTCTCAGCGAAGCCCATGCTCTTGCACTGGCCGGCCAGGCTGTCGCCGCCAACGGTGCGACCGTGTCCGCTGGCGCCGCCAGCGCAGCGCTGACAGCGCAAGCGGCGGCAACCGGCGTCGCTGCGCGTTCAATGGGCGTGCTGCGCGGCGCCATGATGTTCATGGGCGGCCCTATCGGCACGATCATCACGCTGCTTGGCCTGGCCGCAACCGCCTGGATGGTGTGGGGCAATAAGTCGAAAGAGGCGACCGAGAAGGCCGCGGAGTCGTTCGACGAAGCGCAGGTGCGCATCATCAAGGGCCTGGATGAGCAAATCGACAAGAACGAAAAGCTGCTCAAGCTGCGGAATCTGGGCGTGACCAAGAGCGACGCGGAGAAGCAGCTGCCGTTCGTGAACCAGCTCGCCGCTGCATCGGAGCGCCTGAATCAAATCAACATGCGCGCCGGTGCATTTGCTGGCAAAAGCAACACCGATATCGAGTTTGCGCGAATTGGTGTGCTGCGCGATATCACGGACCTGACCGAGAAGATGGCGAAAGCCGAATCGACCGGCGCGGCCGTCGCTGCGCAGTCGGTGGACGAACGCGTGAAAGCGTTCAAGAAAGAGCACGCGACCAAGCAGGAGCAGATGGCGGCCGAACTGAAGGCCATCGAAGACCTCAAGGGTAAGACTGCTGAATACGGTGAGATGGAGCGCCGGATCCGTGAGAAGTACGCCGACAAAGGCGTTGCTCAAGGCATCAAGGCCGAAGCCACCGCGTACCAGAACCTGGTCACTTCGATTCGCGAAAAGGCTGCTGCGAACGAGCTCGAACTGAGCGGCTACGACAAGCTGTCCGAATCGCAGAAGATGACAATGAAGCTGGACGAGGCGATCGCAACCGGAAAGAACAAGCTCACACCGGCACACGTAGCGGAAACGCGCGCGCTGATCGCCAAGGTGGCCGCCCAGGAAAGCGCAATCGAAGAAGGCGCCTTCTACCTGCAGCAGGCCGAGCAGCAAGCGCAGCTGTCGGCTGCCGCCATCAAGGCCGCCGACGACGAAGCCGATCGCAACGAAGAACTGGCACGCACGTTGGGCATGTCCAAGGTCGCCATCGAGAAGATGACGCTCGCACGCTTGGAAGAGAAGCTCGCCCAGGCCGACGCGTCGAAGGGATACACCCGCGAGATCATGGAGCTGGAAGCCGTCATCGACGCGAAAAAGCGCAACGTCAAGGCTATGGGCGAGCTGGAGGGAATGGAAGCGCTGCAAAAGGCGACCGAGAAAGCGCGAGCCGACCAGGTGCAGTTGTGGAATTCGATCGAAAAGACCGCGCACGACACGTTCATCAGCATCTTCGACAGCGGCAAGTCGGCGTTCGACCGCCTCAAGGACGCGCTCAAGAACGGGCTGTACGAGCTGCTGTACCAGATGACGGTGAAGAAGTGGCTCATCAACATCAGCCCGACCACAACGGGTGCGACGGCGGGCAGCGGCTTGGCTGGCCTGATGCAGGGCACTGCTGGTAGCGCCGGCAGCGGCTCGACTGCGCTGGACCTCATCAGCACCGGCAAGAAGATTTACGACGGCTTCGCGACTGGTTTCGCCTCGGTCGGTTCGACGCTAGGTGGGTACGTTTCTGCACTGGGCAGCACGTTCGGCTCGGCGTCGGTGTCGGCCTTCGGCGCCGGCATGGGAATGACGGGTTCGCAGGCGGCGACGGCGGCTGCGGCATACAACGGCGCTGGCATGACCGGCGTCGGCTCCAGCCTCACGGCGGGTTCTGCCGTTGGCGCCGCCGCCGGCGTTGCGGCCGGTGTGGCCGGCGGCGTGTACGGCGGACGCCTGATCTCGGGCGGCTATTCGGCGTTCGGCGGGTCGGGCAACAGCGCGGTCAACACTGGAACGGCCGTCGGCGCTGCAGTCGGCTCGATCGTGCCAGTGCTCGGCACTGCGCTGGGTGCGCTGATCGGCGGCGTCATCGGCGGATCGGTGAATCGTCTGTTTGGCCACAAGGCCAAGGAGATTGTCGAACAGGGTATCTCGGGCAACTTCGGCACCTCGGGCTTCTCCGGCGGCCAGGAATATTCGAAGTGGACGCAGAAGGGCGGCGTCTTCCGGAGCGACAAGAGCGGTACCGAAACTGCGGCGCTCTCGAGCGAGATGAACAAGGCGCTGACGGACGGCTTCACGCTGGTCAAGGACACCACGCTCGATTTCGCTAAAACGCTGGGCGTGTCGGCCGACGTCGTCACGGGCTATAGCAAACAGTTGAAGCTGGTGCTCACGAAGGACGCCGCGCAAAATCAGGAGCTGCTGTCGAAGCTGTTCACCGATATCGGCGACGAGATTGCTACGCGCATCGTTCCAAGCATTGCGCAGTTCAAGATCGAGGGCGAAACCGCCTCTGCGACACTGCAGCGGCTGACTGGCAACTTCCAGGTGGTCGATGCAATGCTGGTCACCTTGGGTGTGACGAGCCAGCAGGCGTTCAATACGATCGGCGTGGCGTCGATCGAGGCGCGCGAGCGGCTGATCGGCATGGCCGGTGGCATCGATGCACTGGCCGCGCAGACTCAGTTCTACGCTGATAACTTCCTGACGAAGGCGGAGCAGATCGCTCCGGTGCAGAAGCAGCTGAATGATCAGCTCTCCGCGTTGGGCTACGCCGGCATGACGACGTCCGACCAGTTCAAGGTTGCTGTGCAGGGCCTGGTGGCATCGGGTGCGCTGGCAACCGAACGCGGAGCCGAGCAGTATGCTGGCCTGCTGGCCTTGGGCCCGCAGTTCAAGGTATTCGCGGACCACCTGAAAGAGATTGGTGACGCAGCGGAGTCGCTGGCGGTTGAGAAGCTTCGGCTGAGCATCCAGATCATGGAGCTCGAGGGGAATGCGGTCGGAGCATTGAACGCCCGGCGCGCGCAGGAATTGGCTTCGGTCGACGAGAGCCTGCGGCCGCACTACCAGCGCATCTATGCGCTGCAGGACGAGAAGACGGCAATGGATGCCGCAACCCAGGCCGCCCAGGCAGCTACTCAAGCAGTACGGGATGCGGCTACTTCCTTGCTGGCCGGCGTCGATTCTTCGTTCTCGGTCTTGCAATCTATTGTGAGTCGGGAGAAGGCTGCAGTTCAGTCGAGCATCGATGCGCACACCGAATCGGTGAGCAAGCTGCAGTCGCTGTCCCAAGCACTGCGCGGCACGCTCGACAGCATCCAGTCGCCCGAGCAGAAGCTGGCCAGCCGCGCGAATGGCCAGGCGCAAATCAGCGCTGCTCTGGCGATCGCGCGCGCTGGCGGCCCGCTGCCCGGCGCCGACTCGCTCAAGGATGCGCTGTCGGCGGTCCAGCAAGATGCATCGGACCAGTTCAGTTCGTACACCGACTATCTTCGCGACCTTTACCGGACGCAGAACGATATCGGCGCGCTGGCCGGCCTGACCGATGCGCAATTGTCGGTCGAGGAAAAAGCGCTCCAGGCTACGAGGGACCAGCTGGCAGCGCTTGAGGCGCAGTTGGCAAGTACTCAAGCGCTGATCGAAGCGGCGAAAGGCCAATCGACCACGTTGCTCTCGATCGACCAAGGGATCGCCGCGGTGAGAGCGGCGATTCTCGCGGCTCAGGCCAACCCGGTGGTGGCGGCCACCTCGGCAATCAACAGCGCCTACCAGACGCACCTCGGCCGTGCGCCGGATGCAGCTGGGCTCGAGTGGTGGAAGGACGCCGCAGCATCGGGTACGCCGGTTTCTCAGATCGTGAGCGGCATTGCTGGTTCAGCCGAAGCGGACCTCAACAAGCTCTACCAGAGCGTGCTGGGGCGTGCGCCGGATGCGGAGGGTCTGGCGTTCTGGATGAAGGCTTACGGGCCAACCATGGATGCGGCAGAGAAAGCCGACTTCCTGAAGGCGGCGCAGCCTGAACTGCAGGGCAAAAAGATCCCGGGTTTCGCCAATGGCGGCGACTTCAGCGGCGGAGTACGAGCTGTCGGTGAAGTGGGTGTCGAGATCGAGGCAACCGGCCCGTCGCGGATCCACAGCACGCAATCGCTGATGGACGCCCTGCGTCGACCACCGAGTAACAACAACGATGGGCTGGCAGCAGCGGTTGAGCGGCTCTCGGCCACCGTCGAGCGGCAGAACGCCGTGATCGAGCGGCAAGGCGCAGCGCTGGAGCAGATTCAGCGAAACACGCGGCGCCAGGCGGACACGCTCGATGTCGTCACCGAAGGAGGGAATGGTATGCGTGTAACGGGAGGTGCAACGTGAGCACGGCCGATTTCAAGTTGATTCGGCCGATCGCGATCACCGACGCCAAGCTTGTCAGCAGCAGCGTGCCAGAGGCGGTGGTGACCGAGTATGCCGCTGGCGCAACATATGGCGCCGGCGATATTCGGGGCGTCACCTCTGGCACTTCGCAGGACTTGTACCAGTCATTGCAGGCTGGGAACGTTGGCAATCCACCGGCTGGCTCGCTGGTCTGGTGGAAGCCGCTGGGGCGCGTTTACGCGGCGTATTCCAGCGCTGCCACGTACGCGAAGGATGCGATCGTCACCGATTTGGTGAACCACAAACTGTATCAGTCGGTCATTGCTAACAACACCGGGAAGGCGCTGACCGACACGGCTTGGTTGCCGCTGGGTGCGACGAACCGGTGGAAGATGTTCGACAAGGCCGTGAACAGCCAGACGACCGCGCCAAACGCAGTCACCGTCGCGATCGCCCTTGGCGAGTTGGCGAACACGCTGACGATCCTCAACGTTGCCGGCTCATCGGTAACCCTGGCGCAGACCGAGAGCGGCTACACACGTACGAGGTCTCTGGTGACGCACGACGTGCTGAGCTGGTATGACTTCTGGTACCAGGAGCCGCTGTGGATTGGCGACACTGTGTTCGACGACTTGCCGCCGTTTCTCAATTCAACGGTGAGTCTGACTGTGAACAGCCCAGGCAACCAAGCTGCGATCGGCGGCTTCTTCATCGGCAAAGCGAAGTACATCGGCAAGACCCAGTGGGGGCTGACGGCCGGCATCCTGAGTTTTTCCGGCTCGAGCACAGACAAGTTCGGAAACGTGACGCTGACCAAACGCGAGACTGCGAAGAAGATGAATTTCGACGTGGCCATTCCGCAGGGCTACGAAGACGAGGTGTACCGCTTCATGCGGTCGGTCGACAACGTCGAGATGGTGGCCATCGCGTCGACCAACTGGGCAATGACGCTCTCGTACGGCTACTTGGGCCAGTGGGAAGTGCCGCTGTCGATCGACGGCAAGAAGATGCCGGTCGAGTGGCGCGGACTTATTTAAAAGGAAAATGCATGATCGACGAACTCCCAGAAGGTCCTGATCCAGCGAACGACACGCCCCAGTCATTCAGCCAGAAGGCGGCCGCAATGGTGCTGGCGCAACGAGCGATGGTACCGCAGATCAATCAGGCTATTGGCAGCATGAATATGCTGCAGGCCGGCGGCGCCTACGCACTGCCTTACACCTTCGATACTGCTACCGCAGACGCCGATCCGGGCGCCGGCAAGCTGCGTCTGTCGAGTGCAACGCAGAGCGCAGCCACGGTCATTCGCCTGGATCTGACCGCCGGCGGCCAGGATTACACGACGCTGATCGATACTATGGACGGTTCGACCAGCGTCATCAAAGGTTCGATCCGGCTGGTAAAGCAGGGCGACTTGAGCAAGTGGATGACATTCGACGTTACCGCGCGCGCGGCGCAATCCGGCTACCGGAACCTCACCGTCGTGTGCACTGACAGCAGCTCGGCCAGCCCGTTTGCAGCGGGCGATGCCTTGATGTTGTTCTTCCAGCGTAACGGTGATCGCGGGCAGCCTGGTGCAAATGGCATGCTTGCCTTGGCCAGTGCCACTATCTCGAGTCCGGTAGCGACCATCGATTTTCTGAATATTTGCACTGCTGACTACGATAAGTACACGATCGAAATCGAAGGGTTGCGTACCACCAGTGGGGGCGCTTTTCTGCGTATGTCCATGGCAGTAGCAGGGGCCGTGGCAACGGTTGGTCATAGTGGGCCGGTGCCGCATAACAGCAACCTCTCTACCTTTGACTCCTTCTTTGCAGTTGCGACAATTTCAAGTGGATCGGCTCAAGCAGTGACGCTGACGTTGGAGTTGCGCAACGCAAACTCAAGTACACCTAAGTCTCTGGGTGTGCGGGGTGTCGGACTCAGCTCGGACTACACAACTCCAATCGCATTAATTGCGGAGGGTGCATTCACGGGCACATCCGCGGTGTCGGGCTTCCGCTTGATTGTCACTGCGGGCACGTTCGCCGCAGGAACGATCCGCGTCTTCGGTCACAGGAATTCATAAATGACGATCCAAGTAATGGTAGACGGCGTCGTGCGCGACGCCACCCCAGAAGAGCTGGCCGAGATCGAAGCGCGCGCGGAAGATGCGGCGCAGCCAACGGTGCCGCAGGAAGTGAGCATGCGCCAAGCGCGTCTGGCTCTGCTGGGGCGCGGCGTGCTGGGACAGGTCGACGCGGCGATCGATTCGCTGCTGAGTCCGGACAGCGAGGCCGCGCGCATCGAGTGGGATTACTCGAGCGTCGTCGCCCGCAACAGCCCGCTGGTCACGATGATGGGCGCCGCGCTGGGCCTGGACGACGGCGCGCTCGACGAACTGTTCATCACCGCTGCACGGCTGTAACGCTCGCGGCCCGCCCGGGCCCGGCGACCGAACCGCAAGACACAGCCCACTTCGGTGGGCTTTTTCACGCCCATCGAAAGGCAGCAATGAGCATCAGCAATATCACCCCGCAGGAAGTCGGCAGCTACGCCGGCGCTGCTGTAGCGGTCGCCACATCTCTGACCCTGACCCAGTTCGGCGTCATCGTCGGCATCCTCACCGCACTGCTGACGCTGGGTCTGAATGCCTGGTACACGCGGGAGCGAAATACACGCGAGCGGGAGCAGAACGCCCGCGAGGCGATGCTGGCCGACATAGAACGCCAGTTGGCCGACCTAGAGCGCCGTGAGCGGGAGCTGCGCCTCGAGCAGCTGCTCGCGAAGCTGCAGGCCCCTGAAGTGGCTGCGTGACCCGCAATAAATCCTGTGCCGGCCAGCCGCCGGTGCGCAACTCGAAAGGGTAGAACGTGAACTTCATCGAAGACGCAAGCAAGCAGTTCCCGAAACTCTGGTCGGTACGCTTCGCGCTGCTGGCCGCCATCGCATCGGCCATCGAGGCCGGCATGCACCTGTACGCAAGCGGCACCGCGCCGATCCTGGTGGTGGCCGCCGGCCTGACCTCGCTCGGCGCCGCGCTCGCGCGCGTGGTTGCGCAACCGTCGGTGACCGGCAATGGTTAAGGGCGCGCCAACGCAGCGGCGCGGCCTGGTCGCGCTCGTCGGCGTCGTGGCCGCTACCGCGCTGTTCAAATTCACCCCACCGTTCGAAGACACCAAGTACACCACCTATCGGGACATGGCCGGCGTGCTCACTTACTGTACCGGCGCTACCGAGAACGCGGCCTGGGGCAAGACGTACACGCCCGCGCAGTGCCGCGCCCAGCTCGACCGCGACCTCGAGCGGCACGCCGCCGGCATCGCCATGTGCATCCCGCTCGCGCGCCTGACCGACGGCCAGAAGGTGGCCTTCGTCGACGTGGCCTACAACATCGGCGTGAGCGGCTTCTGTGGCTCGAGCATGGCGCGGCGCACGAACGCGGGCGACATGGTCGGCGCCTGCAATGCGCTGCTCATGTGGAACAAGGTCGGCGGCAAGGAAGTGCGCGGCCTCACGCGCCGGCGCCAAGCCGAACGCGAGCTGTGCCTGAAGGGGCTGCCATGATCCCGGTCGTAGCGGCAGCCGCCGCACCGGCCGTCGCCGCATCTTCGCGTGCGCTGCTGGCCGGCCTGGTCCTGCTGCTGGCGACGGTGCTGGCCGGCGCCGCCGGCTGGTTCACGAACGGATGGCGGCACGACGCCGAGATCGCCGAGCTGCAGCGCGCGCACGCGGAAACCATGCGCAGCCAGTCGGAGCTGGCACTGACCACGCTGCAGGCCGACGCCATGCGAATCACCACGGCGGCTACCGAGTTCGCCGCCATTCAATCCACCCTGGCGCCGCGAATGTCGGCGCTCACCAAGGAGCTGCGCAATGCGAAACCTCTGCCTGCTGGTTGCGTGCCTGATGCTGACCGCGTGCGCAACCTCGACGCCGCAATCGAAGCCGCCAACAAAAGCATCCCTCGATAGCACGCTGGCCGCCCCATGCCCGGTAATCGAGCGGCCCGGCGCCGACGACTACGATGCATGGCAGGTCTGGGCAATCGAGCTGCTGCGCCAGTATGCGGAGTGCACGGCGCGCCACGCGAAAACGGTCGAGGCATGGCCGAAGTAGGGCGCCGCGTCAGTTTTGTATTCTGACCGGGTGTCATCTTGTATCAGTGCTAGAAAATTTCCACGATGCACGCCCTATACTGTACATCCGTACAGTATTAATGGGAGTTCATAAATAAATGGCAAATCCAATCGTCCCCTGGCTTGGTGGCAAAAGACGCCTAGCCGATCATATCTTTCCTCAGTTCCCCGCTCACGATTGCTACGTAGAAGTGTTTGCCGGCGGCGCCGCTCTCTACTTTCTCCGATCACCTGCAAAAGTCGAGGTCATCAACGACATCAACGGCGAGCTGGTACGCCTGTACCGGGTCGTGCAACACCACCTCGAAGAATTCGTGCGCCACTTCAAATGGGCATTGGCCAGTCGCGAGGTGTTCAAGTGGCACCAGGAGACGCCGCCTGACACGCTGACCGACATTCAGCGTGCAGTGCGTTTTTTCTATCTGCAGCAGCACGCTTTTGGCGGGAAGGTGGAAGGGCAGTCCTGGGGCACAGCCACAACCGCACCGCCCATCAACCTACTTCGGATCGAAGAAAATTTGTCGGCCGCACACCTACGGCTATCCGGCGCCTATATCGAGAACATGGACTGGGCGAAGCTGATGGATCGATACGACAGACCCCATACGCTGTTCTATCTGGATCCACCTTACTGGGAGACAGCGGGCTACGGCGTTGACTTCGGTTTGGAGGAGTACGAGAAGATGGCCTCGATGATGGGGCACTTGAAGGGAAAAGCCATTGTCAGTTTGAACGATCACCCCGACATCCGCCGAATCTTTGCAGACTTTCAGATGGACACCGTCCCGATCACCTACACGGTAGGAGGGGGTGGCCGCGGCGCTGAGCGAAATGAAGTCATCATTTACAGCTGGGATCGTACTGCTGAACCTGCCGGCTTATTCTAGACATCACCCGCGACGCGAGTGATTGCCCGGCGGGTGGCTGCACCGGCGTCGTCGCAGTGCGGCTCGTTGGCCAATTTGAGATCTGCGGTCATCGCGGTGGTGTCCTGCTCGTGAATGTAAATCTCAAGTCGAAGCCGCACGGCAAGATCGAGGGCGTCGCCGCTGAACGTGAGCGGATTCCAGCTGTGCAAGATAAAGCCGTCTGCGAAGTATAAGTTGACGTATCCCTCGCCATCGACCACCTCAACGCGCACCGCGCCAATCGCACGCGCCGCGCGCTCCAGCACCACCAGGTCGGCCTCTGGAATGTTCACCCTAGCCAGCCCTGGCAGCTCTTCCATGTCTCCAGCGATCTCGTTGTCCAT